CAAATTCTTCAAGGTCACCCATGCCGCCGATACCTAAATCGTACTCGGTAGCTTTATTGGATTTCTCCATCCCAAACAGATTATCAATCTGACCTTCAGGAAGAGCGTACTCATCCATAAAGATTTTTCTCAAACCTGGGTCTAGTAGATATCCAAAGTTTTCACTAGCAATTACACCCATTTAGACACCTCCTGTTAAACTGACAAAGCGTGTTTGAACCTTACATAAGCGAAGATACGAGCTTTATCCTTGTAGGATGTGTTAGCTGTCATGTATCGCTTTTGCTGATTATGAACCACCGGGTCAAGGATTTCACTCCCATGACTCAATGACTCAATACGATTCTCTAAGATAACGCCAGTAATACCGTTTGTGCCTGCGACACCAACGTCTACTTGGTCAGCATCAATCGTTAAAGCGTCAGCGTTCAACTCAAGAATTACTTGCTGTCCTGTGCTTCCAGGCTGGATTAAGATACCGTAATCGCTAGTTGTCAATGTACCTGTAACCGTAGTCAAAGTACAAGTTGTAGTAACCGTAGCGGAACTAACAATATAATCCAACTCGCCAGTATCATAAGACCATGCCCATCCGCCACCGATATCAGCAAACCCTGCCGCATTTGCACACGTAAAAGGAATGGTTGTATCGGTAACAGTACCCCAAGTAATACGTGCTGATTGGTCGTATTCTACAGCCAATACAGCATCAGGGTTGACGATGACTTTAAGATTTTCAATCGTACCAGCAGCCTGAGTACCTGTTAAAGTAGCAGGACCGCCCCCACCCATAGTAGAACCAGCTTGGCTGTATCCACTAGTAGCAGGTAATGTTCCATCTTGATTGCAAATACCGATAATCCTATCAACGATACCGGCAGCTGCAGAACGAACTCCACCGCCTTCGGCAGCAGCTTCTACAAGGATCTCGCCATCGTAATAAGAATCTGGATGTGCTTTCAAGTCTTTAATCAAAGGCTCAGCTCCGCTGAGTGTGTATTTGAATTTAGCCATTATTTCACTCTCCTCTTAGGTAAGAGTACCGCATGGGGCCGCCATGAAGCTCCTACCAGCTCAAGGTTTATAATAATTACATTTCGTACTGGACACCTCGTTTGCAATTTCCACAAATGTATCTTGCTCGTCGGTCGGTAATCCACCTATCAAACTTCCATGTCTGTTTTCTAGGGTCATAAGTTCCTTCGGGCAAGTATCCCTTACACCATGGACACTGCATAACTCCAGTTTCCCAGTCATGTACTCGTTCATTTATTCTGTGTTTGTCTCCGATTATAATGGTCATTTTTTAACCACCATAGCACTCATGTATTGCTCTTCGGTTAATCCCATGGCCTCAGCCACCTTTTTCTGCTCTTCCGATAACTGTGGAGTTTTCGGCTTAGGCTGGGCAGCCATTGTGCCTGGTCCTAACCCTTGAGCTTGCTGACCTGTCTGATACTTTTTAAGCATCTCGGCTTTAGCGCGTTCAACGGCATTTGTACTGTTTTGTCCCTTAACGACAAAGTACGCCAAATCAACAACACCAGGTCTTGACCTCTGCTCTAATGGCAATGCCCGGATATACTGACGAACCGTATTGTCATATTCCTTGTAATCAGAATACTTCTGTGAAGCAGCAAGAATTTGGTTGTCCACTTGAACTTCCATATTATCCCGCCATGACATAGCCGCCATTATTTCTACTTGAACAGCTTTGCGTGGATCTGTTTCCCACAACTTTTCAAGTTCCTGCGCTGCTTGAGTCTGAGGTTGATCTGGTTGCTGTTGTTGCTGAGGCTGCCTTTGTCCAGGATGTGCTTGGACTGGTTTACCATTGATGTCAAATAACACACTATCGCCAGCTAATTGCCGTAATACTTCCAGCTCAGCTTGTAACTCTTGCCTTTTTTGCCGTTCCTCATGGAGTGCCGCTAGAGGTACAGTCTTATCCGCATCTTCATTACCGTCTGGTGCGTCAGACGTAGGGTCTCCTGTAGGCTCAGGAGTTGGTTCTGGTTGACCTGGTAACGGAGTGTCATCCGTAACAGAAGGCATGACGTTACCTTCATCGGGTGTATTTGCGTCATTAGGATTCATAATGTCTCCTTTGGCATCTATGTTCCGGACATAGAAGAAACCGAGCGGTTATCATAGGTTAACCGAAACCTTCTACACGGAGTTTCTGGCCGCTTGGATTTGTTGCTGTCCCTGCATCAACTCTCGTTGTTTCTGCATCAAATCATAAGCTTTCTTCGCTCTATCGTGTAACTGTTTAAAAGCTAAGTCCTGCACCTTCTTCTTGGCATCAGCCAATTTCTGCTGTTGCATCATAGAGTCCAGTTTAGGAAAAGCTTGTGCTAAATCAGAATGAGAACCCTTTCCGTTCAACAAGTCAGTAAGCGTTGGTTTCTTTCTTTTACGTGCCATTTGCTGTACTAACTGTGACATCCGCGGATCCTGCATCATTTGATTATAATCAGCCATATGTTATCGTATCCCTTCTTATATAGTTACTAGGAGAAACATACGGACCACCCTGTGATTGAGGCTGTGTTTGTGTTTGCTGTGGTTGATTCCAAAAAGCATCAAAATATCCAGGGGTCTCCATAACATAATCAATATCTTTAGGGGCAGTTAAATTGCTGTATATATTCATGCCAGGCCCTCTCATATTTGCTAAACCTCCCCAACCTCCACCGCCACCTTTGTATCCACTCCACAATGTTGAAGCCATACCGGCATAATCATCCCATTGATAATCAGGCTTTCCTTTGCTTCCATACTTGCCAGGGTTGTTGTATCCACCCAACGCCTCCATAACGCTCCTTGCAGCATTAGACGCAGCACGTTGTCTCGTCTGAGCCCATGGCATTTCTGTCTCTTCATCAAGTCTTTCGGCCGTATCAGCATAAGATTGCGCACCGGCATCAAGAGCACCAATCACCTGCAACGCCTGACCAATATAAGGTATATATCTAAGATATCCACCGAGCTTAGCAAATGTATTCGGCAAAGCCTTGCCAATAGCTTCAGTTACTTCAATATCCCAATCGGCCATTAAACTTCCTCTCTTTCGGCAATGATAGCAGGCATACGAGTAAGCAACCTATATGCCTTTATCTTTTCCTGAAGCTTAACCATATCCTCAACAGGAGCATTAAGCAATTTCTCCTGGTCGGCAACAATTATCGTGTCAAGCTCTTTTACAAGTTTTTTCCAATTTGCATTCTGTTGCAACTCTATAGCTTCATCACGTGTCATAACCATATGCTTATCCTGCAGCGACGGGAACTGATGCTTCCGTCGGATTTTGTGCAGGTGCGTTAGCTCCCTGCGCTGGTTGATTTCCAAACAGTTCAGACTCTATCTGCTCATCACTTGCGCCTTCATTGACACGCTGCTGTATTCTCATCTGTTCTTCCGGACTTAAAGGACCACCGGCAGTTACGGGCTGTGGTGGAGTCAACAATAAAGGTATGTCCTTAAAGCCCATTAGTTCAGCGACACGCTTGTTTATTTCACGGCGATTTACCGTCGGATCATCTTTAGTCAATTCTTTAAATCTCAACAACTGTCCTATCTGCAGTTCTTTATTAAGAGTTTCAGAAACTCCCGTCGGAATGAACTTAGCTTTCTTCTGTATCATCTCCGGTGTTAAAAGAACAGGTTGAGGGACACCAATAGAAGACATGACATCAATCCATTCTGGCGCAGTCATAAACTGCTGCAAGTCAGAAAGGAACATCTCAGCCAGCAGCTGAATGAAGTCAATCTCCATCTTGCGCAGGACAGGGCGAAACCTCATCCCGGCAGCTCCCTGCAGGAGATTCAAGCCCATTGCAGTTCTATGCTGCCCTTGGTCTGCTGGCATAAGAGGATTGACAGCCCCAGTACTCTCTCGGAAGTCCTGCTTCGCCAATTCTTCCTCTTTATAGCTTGAACTCGTGACATCAGGTGTTTCCATCCATTTCATAGATGTAACCGTGTCTGATACCTTGTGCCATAGACCTGGTTTACTCTTCATGAGCTTACGAGTATTAACCAACGGGTCATTGCCGTTATAGCAGCCTTGTTTATTTAAAACCAAGTCAACGTTATCCAAACGTTGGTTTACTAGCTTATTCAGCCGCTCTTGTGTTGGTAAACCTGCTTTGCCTATCCCAACGCCAAACCAACAAGGTTTCGGATCCTCAAACAACTTGGTCTTGATATACGGCGGATGCCCATAATTATGAGGATTAGGTTTACCCCACATCTTGACCTTGCGATTAACTATCACGATCCAATAGGGCTCCGCATCTTTTGTGGTAACAACCTTGTCATCTTTAAAGCTAGCATGCCACGGGCCCCAATATTCAATAATCTCATACTCGTCTTTTTTCTTGCTGGACTGTAACTTGTTCTCTTTCCAGTCTTTAGGATAAACAACTGATTCAGAATTTAACGCCTCACTAAGGTTATTGAACTCATAGTTAGGGTTCTTCGCCATTTTCTTAATATATTCAGCATCACAAAATCTGCGACGAATTATGGGTAACGGGTCTTTAACCTCCAATTTAGCTGGGTGTGGGTACATCTCAAAGAAATCAATAGGCTGGAAATCAGGCCGGCCACCTAACTGGGCTTCATATCGTTCACCGGTATTCGGATCATTGAGCCATTTTTTCTCAATACACCATGTTTCTTCTCCGTAGCCGGTTCCAAACAGTACAGTCTGAGTAATGGTGGAAGATCCACGGCCTTCAACGTTGGCTTTGCGGAAGTAATGTTTAATACCATCTCTGATGACAATGCCTTCGTTAGGGTCTGCTTTACCTTCAACAAGCACTTCAACAGGCGCAGAGCTTGGAAACAGAGCAGAGAACAGCCGTGGCGTTATTGTCTGCTCCGCTTCCAGCGTAAGAGGTACGTGGACAGCATTCTGCCACGACTCATCCCTCTTAGGGGCTTCATTGTTCCAATGGTCATAAATGACCCTGGCCTCATCAAACCTATCCTGCCAATGCTGTTCATACAGGTTAAACTGCTCTACCACGTATTCCAGCATAGGGTCCTTCATCTCGGACTTGGCTGGTTTAGTCTGTTTCTTATGAGTTTTATTAGCCATTTAAAAATTCTCCGAAAATCTCCATTTTTTATCAGTTTTGTGCTTTGGGCCCCTTTGGCGTATCGGACGACCTGTTACAACTGAGCATCCCGTTCTAGCTTGGGCTTCTTTGGCGGCATCCTTCTGCGTGTAGCCCTTTTTAAGCAAATCTTGATAAAGTACCCTAACATCCTTCATTCGTCCCTCCTAGAGGCTCTCAGGCGTTTTTCCGCCCTTTATGGGTACTCTTTCTTGCAGAGTCTAAAGCTATCGCTACCGCCTGTTTCTTGGGCCTACCAGATTTAATCAATTCTCTGATATTAGCCGAAATTACCTTATCTGAACTCCCTTTTTTTAGAGGCATTAGAACTGTCCTCCCCTTACCGGCCCTTCAACCAAGCTATGATAGCTTCCGCGCTTAGGTGCAGCCTTGGGATACTTGACATATTTGCCAGTATACTCAATTTCTTCCTCTTCATCATCCTCAATAGTGAAAAATCGGGGGTCAAAATTGTAAATATACCGCAAACAGTCCATAAAATGGTCATCTTTCTTGCGGACTTGGTCTTTTATCCCGTGTTCTTCCTTATTTCGCTTATAATCGTCCCATAAATAGTGCTGAAACTCATAAATTGTCTGCGTACACCGCCTCAAAACCCGTAACGTTGGCTGAACTTGCTTGGTGAAGTTGTTATAAGTCACCATTAAGTCCTTCCGAATGCGACTTTTACCCAATTGAGTGTCCGAATTCGCCCTTTCACAGAAAATTCCGTACTTCATGAGCTCTTTCCGGACATTGAACCCTCCCTGAATCAGGTTATCCTTGTCATTATGAGGGTCAATTAGCCTTACCCGGGGTTTATCTTCACCTTCTTGGGCTTGAATTGCATAAGAAATCGCCCTTAAGTCCATATTGGCTAGCCACAATTCATCATAAATGTACTTATTCCCCTTTGGATCCACAGCAAGCCACATTACTGCCGTTGGCGTGCGTTCGTGGGGGTCTATAGCAAAATACCTTGTCCATAGAGGAGGAATAGGGAAATCGTCAATTATGTGGACATTGGGATTGAATTCCTTATACACAAGCCCAGAAAGGTGAAGAAAACGACCATGCAACCGAGCCTCTTTCTCTTCTTCAGTAAGAGACTTTTCAAACTCGGCTATGGCGTCTTCCGGGAGATGCGGATTATCCCGCATATCCACTGTCACACAATGAACTCTTTCTTTATCCGTATTCGTATATATCTCATCATAAATCCACGGTTGCGTGAGGGGTGTGAGTGTGAGCCAATTCCGACCTCTAAAGTCAACTAATCCCCGAAGGGTTGCTATGTATTTGTCTCTAGGTGGAGGTTCATCAAACCAGGCAACGTGGCCTTTCCACCCCTCAAATTGCTCCGTGTTCTGTTCATGAGACAGAATATCAAAGACCGAGCCGTTCTTTAAAGTCCATTTAACAGCAATTCCTATCGGGTTGCGGTATTTCTTCTTCACCAAACTTTCGTCCAGCCATTCTTCCAGAAAAGGAATGATAACCTCGCCTACACCCTTCTGGAAGTCCTTTGCAATGATCCGGCCTTTTATAGCGCCATTAAAACGTTGGCTTTCCGGATACCATTTGGGATACATCCCTGTCATATGAAACAGGAACTCCATCCCTCCGCAGGTGGTCTTACCGCTTCTGTTGCCCCCAAATATAGCTCTCGTCGGACATGGTGACGTATGAAACTCTTCTTGCTTGTCATACGGCACGTAGTAAAGGA